TCTGGGATGCGCCCGAGCGGTGGCGGGTCTGAACACTGACCCCCGCGTTCAGGGCGCTCTGGACGCGACACAGGCGTGGCTGGACGACCCGAGCGAGGCGAATCGTCTGGCCGCCTATGCCGCCGCCGATGCCGCCTATGCCGACGCCGATGCCGCCCGTGCCGCCTGGGCCGCCGCCCGTGCCGCCGCCCGTGCCGCCTGGGCCGCCGCCCGTGCCGCCGCCTGGGCCGCCGTCTATGCCGCCCGTACCGCCGCCTATGCCGCCGCCGATGCCCGTGCCGCCGCCGATGCCCGTGCCGCCGCCGATGCCGCCCAACGTGAATTGTTTTTGCAGATTGTGGAGGCCGCGTGACCCGGCGCGCATATTTCAGGACCCCCGCGTGACCGCCTATTACAACGAAATCGACCCGTACGCCGCCCAGTGGCTGCGCAATCTCATAGCTGCCGGGCATATCGCGCCGGGCGACGTAGACACCCGCTCAATCGAGGACGTGCGACCCGATGATGTCCGCCCCTACGCCCAATGCCATTTCTTCGCCGGAATTGGCATCTGGAGCGCCGCCCTGCGACGCGTTGGGTGGCCTGACGATCGGCCAATTTGGTCTGGATCTTGCCCATGCCAACCTTTCAGCGCGGCAGGCAAAGGCGATGGGTTTGCTGACGAGCGGCATCTATGGCCCGCAATGTTCCATCTCATCACGGCATGCCGACCGGAGCATATCGTTGGCGAACAGGTTGCGTCTCCAGACGGACTGGCTTGGTTCGACCTTGTACAAACTGACCTGGAAGGTGCGGACTACGCCAGCGGGGCGGTCGATATCTGCGCTGCGGGGTTCGGCGCACCGAACCTGCGTCAGCGACTTTACTGGCATGCTCGTGCGCTCGGGGTGGCCGACGCCAATGGCGGGCTCACCGGCCACGGCGACGAACAACGAAGCGGGCAATTCGGACTACTCGCGGCGGGTGGTGGAATTGTCGAGTTGGCCGACGCCGGACGCGCAAGCTTTCAACGTGGGGGTCGACCCGACGAAACACATGGAACGGCTGGAGCGATTGAAAGAGACGCACGGCAACGGGAACGGGGCGGGTCTGACGCTGGGAATAGCGGCGCACCTCGCCGCGTGGTCGGAGTCGACCACGCGGGACTGGAAAGACACGGCCGGGATGGCGACGGTGAGTCCGGACGGTCGGCCACGGCTGGACCAGCTACCGCGACAAGCGCAGCTTTCCACATGGCCAACGCCGCGAGCAGCGAAAGCCGGCCCGGACTACGCGATAGCGAACCGAACGGAGAGCGGTGGTCTGTCGCTCCAGACCACCGCAGCCCTCAGCACATGGCCGACGCCCCGAGCGGAGGATGCGGAATCGAGCGGCTCACGAGTCAGCCGGGGCGTGAACGATACGTTGACTGCGGTGTCCCGGCTGGTCGGCCCGGCCCGGTTAACGGCGCATGGGGAGTTGCTGACTGGCTCCATTGCCGGGATGGAAAGTGGCGGCCAGTTGAGAGCGGGACATTCCCGTTGGCTGATGGGGATCCCGCCCGCTTGGGACGATTGCGCGCCTACGGAAACGCGATCAACCTTGAGCAAGCGGTCGGCTTCCTGGCCGCCGCGCTCCCCTAGTACGACAGCGTCAGCGTAAACGCCGTTGGGTCGATTGCGCCCGCGTTCTGGTTCGCGTTGCCGCCCTGGAATCGAATAGTGAACCCGGCGGCTGTTTGGTTTGACACGTTCGCGGTGAGGTTTGGATTCGACGCGCTACTGTTCATGAACGAGACGCCGTAATAGGCGTCGGGCGCATTGGCGGACAACACCACGTCATACGTCGCCGATGTGCTTGTGCGCGTGACGCTCGCCACGCCGACCGCGCGTGACAGGGTGCAGGCTCCCGCCGTGCCCCGACCCAGGGCGTACACCATGGGCCGGAAGGCTAGATCCGCCAGCGGGACGTCCGCCACGTTGGCGGTCCCGGTCGCGTTGATCGTGGTGGAAGCGACCGTTTGCGACGGCGAGACGGTATACGTGCCCGTCCCCCCCGTGCCCGTCAGGAACGCCGTGATGCGCGTGCCCGCCGTGACCCCCGTGCCGCTTAGCGTCGCGCCAACCGCAAGCGTCCCCGAGGCGACGGCGGACACGGTCATGGTCGCGCCGGCAATATCCGCCGTGGTGACCGCCGCCGTGCCGACATTGGCCTTGACCGTGAGCGACGGCATTTGCGCGAGCTGCGCATTCGCAACGCTGTTTGGGGCTACCAGAGCTTGCCAGTTCGCCGACGCACCGGCATCCGGGTTGACGGTGTTGTTTTCGGCCATGGAGACCCAAAACAGGCCCGCCGTGGTCGAGCGCAACACTGCGCCCAGGGGATAGCCGCCGATTGCTGCGGAGAACGCCGAATCCCACACGCCCGTCCCGCCGGCTTGAAACCAGCGGCTCCAGCCGGTTTCGGCGTACAGAATGCCGTTCATGTCCTCGCCGAAAGGGGCGACGCCGCCCGAGCCGAGCGGCGTGAACGTCAGCGGGGGGAAACCATCGGTCAGACTGGCCGCGCCGTCTTCAATACCGATCTGCGACGCCTGCGGTATGGCGCGCTTGTATACCCCGACTGTCGCAGAATTCGCGAACGGGATATTGAACTTCGCGGGAATGTCGGACGACTGCATGGCGGCCTCTAGGTCACGATGGAAGCGACGACGCCGGCGGGTTTCGCCAGCACGCCCGTCTGAGATACCACGGCCAGCTCCACGGCGGTGAGCGCGAAATCGAACGTGTACGTCATGGTCATATTCGCGCCGTCTGTGCAGTAGCAGTTGCCCCGGCCGGGAAACAGGTTTCGCATGATCTGGTTAATGGCCGCCATGGAGCCGTCGCAGATGTTCGAAAGGGCCTTGGCGTAAATCAGGGTTCGATATGCTGCGTCGGACAGTGCGTAATTATCCGTCCCCCCGGTGCCCGAAAAAAATGTGCCCTGGCCGAACGGCTCGCCCGCACCCTCCGTAAACCCGAACAACGGATCGCCGGTCGGAATCTGCACAACGCGGCCGACGCCGACGATGCGCCCCCAGACGTCGAGACCCCAGCCGACCGCCGTAGCGACGTTCCACACGTAGTCATAAAACGCGTCGAAATCGACGGCCGGGTCCACGTAGGCGTCCATATCCTCCACGAGCTGCACGAGCGTCGGGCTGGCCGCGTACTGCGATATGATGGTGGCCCGGGCGTTCAGCATCACACGAGCGTCACGGCTATGTCGGCGGCGGTGATGGACGGCACCTGGTTTATGTTGGGCGTCAGCAGGTCCAGCGCGGGCGTGACGCCGACCAAGCCGGCCGTGCTCCCGACCGTCTGCGAAATGCCCACTGTGTACGTCCCCGTGCCACCCGTTCCGGTCCCCAGCGCCGTGATCACGGTGCCGACCGCCACCGCGCCGCCAACAACCGTCTGGCCGACCGCAAGCGTCCCCGAGGCGACGGCGGACACGGTCATGGTCGCGCCGGCTATCGACGCCGTAAACGTCGCGCTCGGGGCGTTCGCCGACCCGATTTTGATGGAAATGATTTCGCGCGCCCATTCGCCCAGCGCCGCGATTGCGGCGTAATACCGGCTCGCGTACACAGTCCCGCCGATGCGAGCTCGCGCCCCGCCGTCGCCTCCGGCGAACGCCGCGACAATCGCCGTCTGGATTTGCGCGGCGGCGTCCGCAGGGACATTGACGCTGTCAGTAATCTGCACGGCGAACAAGATCCGCAACGCAGCCGGGGTGGTCACATACACGGTGTAGGTCGGATAGGGCAGGACGTATCCGGTGGAATCATCCGTGACCGTGTAGGCGGTCGCGCCGCTGGTGACGTAGGGAATGCCCGGCGGCTTCTTGCTCCACACGGCGTGCGCGACGTCCTGGCCGACGCCGCCAAACGCACACACGTACAGCGCATATGCGGGGATGGTCACGCCTTGAACGGTCACGGGGGAGGCCGTGCTGTTGTCCGTGACATAGGCGTCGGTCACGTCGGGCACATTGAGCACCGCGCCGCGGATGGCGGCCAGCGTGTTCCGGGCGTTCAGCGCGACAGACGCCTGGCGTCGCGCTTCGAAATCGGCCCGGCTTTCGACGTTGACGCCGGGCACGCCCGCAGTGGGGTTCGTGATGCTGTCCCACCCGGGCACGGCGCGGTATATCGTCGTGACGCTCGCCGCAGGGCAAGCGATCGGCCCGGTCACGCTGGCCGCAAACGGCACGGTGACGGTGCCCCCCAGTCCGATTGTGGCGGCCGACGTGCTGGTGTAGAGCTGGCCGTCCGTCGCCGTCGCCAACGACCCGGCGGGGATTACCGTACCGGCCGCGCCGCTACATGTGCAGTTCACGAGTGTCGACGTCGCCGGATTGCGTTCGATGAAATAGATGCGGCCGATGGCGTCCTGCATACGGCCGGCGGCGAACGCCGGATCAACGCCGTTCACGTACTCCAGAAACTGATCGTTTTTGTTGCCGATGATCGCGGCGAGGCTGGACGCAAGCTGGCCCTGGGGCGTCTCCAGCGCCGGGTTGAGGCCGCCGCCGAACGCGGTGTTCATATCCGTCTGAACGCCGGCCAGAATAGCGGATTCGCTAGGGGCGGTGAAGCCGTTAGGGCCGAACGTAGGCGACGGGACGCTGGTGGGCATTACACGGCTCCTACGGACGTCGTCACGCCGTTGACGTTTCCAACAAAATTGATCGTCGAATTCGCTGCGCCGTCAAGGTAGCGCACAAGCACCTGCCCGGCGAGGGTTCGATGATCAATCGGGAACAGGTCGCACGCCGCCCCGGTGACGCCGGGAACCGTGAGGGCGGCCTGAATCATCCGCTCCTGGATAAGAGACGGCGGCGGAAAAAGCCCCAGAATTTGTTGGAAGTAGGTCACGCCTACCGCCGTGTCATACCAGAGCTCGCCCGAGAACAGGCGGATCGCGCTGGCGACGTCCTGGGCCACGGCGTACGGCTCGGTCGCCAATGCGATGTTGCCCGATGCGTCGAGCACCAGGTCCCAAGCCGATTGATCCAGTAGCAGCGTATTCACGTCGGCGTCCCCGTCGTTCCGGAGCCGATGGTAACGCCGCCGTGGGTGTGCGTCGAGACGGACTTGCCGGCCGCGACAACGTCACCGGTGAACGTGCCCGTCGACGAACCCGTAAGCGCCCCGAGGCATTCGATCACGGGGGCTTCCAGCGTGATTTTCGTAGGCGACAAGACCCGGACGCCGGCGGTTGTCAATTCGACGTACTGCGTCGGCGCGGCGTTCAGGATGCCGCCGACGTACACCCCGTCCGCCCAATCCATCACGCGGGCGCTGCCTGGGGGGCTGGGCGCTCGATTTGCTTTCACGGCGGAAATGTCGCGGTTGGCAAACACGGCTAGCCCCAGGTCGCCGGCGGCCGGATCCAGAATGATCGCGTTCACGCCGCCTTGGATCCGCACATACGGCAATCCGTATATGACCCCGTGATCATAGGCGTCGCCGATGCCGTTGACCTGCTTTACGAGCGGGAGCACGTCGACAGTTCCGGCGGCCGTGTCGACTGCCTCCACGCGCACGACGGTGGCGGTCGCAAGCTGGCCTAGGATCATGCGGACAATGAAGTCCGTCGCGTTGTGCTCGCTTGAGCCGCTGCTAGGCTGTTGAAAGCCGTGGAATTGCTCGCTCATTTCGGGGCCTCACGGCCGTACGTAATGCACTGCATTCGGGTAAACCACGGGCCGCCGTTCGTCTCGCTGGACAGCGAATGACTCAGCTCATAGACCTTGAACCGGCCGCTGGCGGCGGGAATCGACGACTGAACTTCGATCTCGCCATTAAAACGCACGTTTGGGTTATACAGGCTGGTCACGATCATCGCGTTCTGCACATAGGCCGGATACCCGACCATGCCGGTGTCCGCCGCAATTCTCGGCACGACGCCCCCGCCACGCACGCCGTTACGGGGTAGGATGACGAGCGTTTTTCCGTCCAGGGCCTGATCGTCGAATACCAGATCAAAGTTGCCCGCGCGGGCGATGGCTTCGGCCTGTTGCCGCCCGGTGCCGGGGAAATAGGACGGCGGAAGCGTAGCCTTGACGCCATTGTTTTCGAACAGGTAGTTCATTTGCGACGCCAGCCCGGACATGATCGTGGCCGCGTCGGTCGCCGTGGCGGTGCTGGTAGGCGCAAGCGGCCGTAGGGCGTCCAGCAAGGCGGGGTAGGCGTTGACGGTGAACATCGTATCGGGCGCACCGTCAAATGACGCGTACGCCTCGGAAATCTGCCCCGTGAACACCGCCGCTTTCCCGTTGCGTTCGTCGCCGGCAATCACGGTCACGGTGTTCTGACGAATATCCGGGTAGAGCTGGCCGAGCGTCGTCAGTTGGTTTATGACGGACAGGGGGACGCCGAACGCGCGAATGCTGGCGGTGCCGTATGACGGGCCGCCCGTAAGCTGGATATCGGCCGCGACCTTGAGGCCCGTAAGCGTGATTTGGTCCGCGCCGCCGGTTTGCGAGCCGAGGTTAAACACCAGGTCGATTGTCCGCCGCGCGTAGGTCACGCGGGACCGTCCACATACGCCAGGACCCAGCGGGTTCCGAGCCCAGACGCTTCTGGGTCGCTACTGCCCTGCGTGTCGGCGAACAGCAAATCGCCAACAAACCCGAAATACGCATCCCGAACAATGCCGACGCCGTTGCGGCAAGCAACGCCGCCCAGCGTGAGCACGTCGGCCACATACAGGTCGAGATACAGCCCGGTCGATTTCTGGTAGACGTGAATTCGGCACGGTTGCCCCCCGAGCCGAACCGACAGCGTCTGCGAATTCGTGGCGAGGAGGGGAATGATCTGGGTCATGGGGGCGACAGTCCAATCGCGCGCGACCGCGATTCCGTGACCGCCACGCTCTGGGGCGGCGTGGGCGTAGCGGGCTGCACGGGGCCAGCGTTGACGTCCGCCGCGCCGCTGGCCGATTTAGTGTTTGTGAACGCCGTGGCGGCATACGCGCGGATCCGCTGCAATCGCACCTCCACGCTCATCAGGCCCGCGCCCTTAGCCGCCGTGCGATCATAGGACAGGCCGACCACGTTCATTTCCGTGTAGGTGAATTCCGGCGTCGCGACGTTGTACAGGTCAAGGCTTGCCAGCGCGAGCTCGCACGCCGACAGAAAGCTGTTTTTCTCTGCAACAGTGCCGCCCTTCATGAACGCGACGCGCACCTGGAAAGGCACTTCGACTTTGTTGTACGATTCGAAAGTGCCGCGCTCCACGGGGAACGTCGCGACGTTGAATTCACGATTGTAGTCCAGCCCGGCGACACTATCCCCCACAAGAACCGGAGTGCCCGCCGCCGTGAACACGCCCCACTGAAACGGCGGGGCCGCCGTGACGTTGATGGCCGCAGGTCGGCCAAACGAGCCCGCAAGCTGGGAGACGACGCCCAGAAGGTTCGCCCGGATCACCCCCGTGGCGCGGTCGACCGTTCCGGTTAGCGACCCGAGCACGTTACCGCTCAACAGGCCGGAAAGCGCCGCGTTGAGATTGTTGTTCACGTCCAGGACGCCGCGAAGCGTGCCGACCATGGCGCTGGTTTGGCCAGACGACTGGGCGATGAACCCGGCAATATTGCCGGAGAACACCCCGGACAGCGGATCCAACGACCCCGTGAGCGACCCCGTGAGCGTGTTGACGACGCCGGAAACCGCGCGCTTGATGTTCGGCACGCCGGGGACGTTCGGTACGTTCGGAAAGGGAATCAGAGGCATTATTTCATCCCCGTGTTCGCCTGCGTGATCGCCTGACGCACGCCAGCCGCCACGCCCTTGGCGTCCGTCGCCTGGGTATTAACAACGACGGTCCCAATGTTCACGGTGTTGTTTCGAAGCACGCTTTGGCCATGTCGCATGTCGACGTCCCGTCCCCGGGTGCCCGGCCGCATGAAGCCCCAGTCGACGCCGCCGACGTAATTCGATAGCGCCTCCACTTCGGTCTTGGAGCCGCGAATCAAATTGCCGGCCGCCCGTTCGCTGTTTGTGAGCTCCCATTGCATGAACGCGATCTGTTGCTCGTACGTCGAGCCCTGTAGCTTGCGCCCCATGACCTTTTCGAATTGCGCCTGACGTCCGCTTGATCTTGTCCATTGGCCAAGGCCGTACGCAGTCGACGTCGGATTCTTGATGCTGGGCGAAAACGTGCCGGCCGTTTCGGCGGAAATCCCGGCCGCCATCCCGCGGGCCTGGGCGTGCGTATACCCCATGGCCATAAGATCGGCCACAACACGGCCGAATGATGCGCGCCCGGTGCCGATAGTCGGGCGCTGCCCCGCGCCCGGTGTAGGCGCGGCCCCGACGAACCGGTTTCCGAACGGGCCGCCGCTCATGATGTAATCCGCAAGGCTTTCCGGCGACCGCTCCAGGTATTCCGCAACCGCGTCCATAGCTCGTGTCGCCAACGGCAGCGCCTGAGTAGTGGCTTGCCTGGCGCGGTCTCGTGCGGCGCTGGTGACGCGACTGGACGCGCGTTCAAAATTCTTGGCCGCGTCGGCGTCCCGCGCCGAAACCGTCGCGTTGACCTGTGCGGCGTCCATGCGGGTCTGGAGCGCACCCGGGCCGTCCACGAGAGAATTGATGTACGGATCGCCAAACCCTAGCCGGCGCATGCGGTCGGCCTGTATGCGCGGGTCGCCCCGCTGAAACGCGGCGGCGGCGGCAAGCCCGAACGCGTCCGGATCGCCTAGGGCCGAGGGCGCGATGCCGAGCACGCCCAGCAAGCCCGCGCGTTGCGGATCCAGCCGCCCCGTGACCCTATCGACCCCGAGCTGGTTTATGGTCTGCAACGCGCCAATCGCGTCTTCGTTCGTACCGCCGACGCCGCGCACGACGCCCTGCCACTTGGCGATTTTTTCAGTTGCAAGCCCCAGCGTTGTCGACAGTCGGCCGACCGCTGCGTCAGTTTTTGCCGTGTTCGCCACGAACGCCGTCATGGCCGCGCCGCCGGCCAGCACGGACAAGAAACCCATCGCCTCGGTTTTTGCCGCGCTGAACGCCTGACGCTGTTTGCGGCTTTGATCTTCAATCAGCTTTCCGCTTTTGAGAGCAGCGGTTTTCTCGCGCTCCAGTTGGCGGTTCGCTTCGTCGGCCTGCTTTTTGAACTGCGACGGGTCCAGCCCGAGCGTGACGATCAGCTCATCAATAACGGTGGGCATTGATCACCCGCGAATTATGAGCGTCCACCTGGAGGACCTCCAGAAGATCGTAAACGTCCTCTAGCCCGTACACTGTATCCAGTTCCGCCAACGTCGCAAGGCGGTTGGAAATCACGGTGCCGAGTCGATACCCGAGGTTTGGGTATTCGATAAGTCCGGCTGGGGGAGGGTCGCCGCCCTCGCTTTCCACCAGGCGGCGACTACGGAAAAATCCACGTGTAGCGCCATCACCTCGCGCCTTAACTCCAGCAACGTGGCGATTTCCTCTATGTCGTCTTCGATCAGCGGTCGCGTCAGCGCCGGATTGCCCGGGTCCGGCTTGATCTGCACACACCCGAGCATCTGATCGAGGAGCGGCTCCAGGTCTTCGTATTCCGACCCGGCGAACGCGCGAGCGCCGACGAGCGCGATTCCCGCCATGCCCATCTCCTCGATATTCGACGGGATATCCATGCCGGATCGGGCGAGGGCAAGGAACGCGCGGGCGCTCCACTTCTCTGCGGCCAGGGCCGACATTTCCGTGATTACGAACGTCTTGCCTTGGTCACGGCCGGCCGTGCCGATCGTCAGAACTTTGCTCTTGCGCGCCATGGCTTAGAACGGAGCCGGCGTGATGCTCTGCCACGTAATGCCGTAGCTCACGGGCTTTAGCGTCTTCCCGACGCCGGGCATGGGCGGGTAAGTCATCAGCACGCCGCGAGTGAGCGCATACTTGCGCTGCGTCGCCGGAAGGATGATCGTGCCGAAGGCGAAATACACCGTCCGTCCGGTTTCGTTCGCTTGCGCCCATTGATCGAAGATCCCCACGCTCGGGCTGTCAGCCTGCAACGTGATCGTCTGCGACCGCTCCACGGGGACGTAGCCCGCCGACATGATGCCGTCCACGCCCATGACCGTCTGGGCGTTCTGGACGCTGTCAGTATCGAAGGCCGCGTCCGCCGCGTACCCTTGCAAGAGCTGCGGCGAATTGTACAGGCCGGTGACGCCCAGCATGTAGATGGCGTCGGCCGCTGTAATGGAGCGTGGGCGCAAGGCCATCTATTGAATCTCCAGAGAGCTGAGAGTGATCGCCTGTACCGATTGGCCGTCGGTATACCAGAACGTGCAGGGCGGCGAGCCGCGGGCCGCGCGCACCTGGGCGGAAGCGTTCTGCACCTGGAAATACCAGCCGCGCGTCTGGAGCACGTCGGAAATGTCCAAGCCCGCCGCCGCGTTGACCTGCGCAATTTGCGCGGCCGAGAGGGTCACGCCGGTACGGATGGCCCCAAACAACAGCGCCTGCGTGATCACGTCGCTGCACGCCGTTTCGATCATGGCGTACCCGGCCGCGTTGTATGGGATCGAACGCACGGACGTCAGCAGCGACATGAGCGCGAGTTGAAACGCGCTGTTCAGCCAGATTTGATTGACGTAGCTGTCGATCCAAAGCCATTCGCCGCTGACGCTGCCCGGGTAGAAAAACACGAATTCATCGTTCGCGGTGCCGTACGCGCCGTAGAAATTGTACCCGTTGGCGATCAGTTGGGTGGCGATCGTCGCGTCGGTCACGCTGGCGACAAGCCCGGCCTGCGATTTGAACGCCAGCGTCGCGCGGTCGTTCAGTCGCTCGAAATCAATGCTCGCGACCGCGCCCATCAGGAACGCGCCAAGGTATTGATCGGTCGGCGAGTAGATCATGGCGGTGCCGTTGTAGCCGGCCGCCACGATGGCATACCCCGCGCTCGCGGTGTTGCTGGACGTCGTCACCGTGACGTCCGTGTCCCACATGGCGTACAGGTAGCGATCATCCTGGCCGCTCGTCCAGGCGGCGAACAGGATCTTATCCGCCGTCGATGGTTCAAACGTCGTGGTGAAACTCGCCCAGTTCTGCGACTGGGCCACCAGAGCAGTCATGTTCGTTGCGGGGACGCCCTGCGGCGCACCTTGCGACAGGGTCGCCCCGAGCGCCTGTGTGAATTTCAGGGCGGTCGCGATCGTGCCCGAGCCGTACCCAATCGTTCCGGTCCCCGGCGTACCCCCCGTGATCAGAAAACCGCCCGAAACGCTGTCGTACGTCACAATGGCCGGGCCGGCCGATACGGTCGTGCTGGACGCCGTCTGCGACGGGCTAACGATATACGTCCCCGTGCCACCCGTTCCGGTCCCCAGCGCCGTGATCACGGTGCCTGCGGTGACGCCCGAGCCGCTGAGAACCTGGCCGACCGCCAACGCACCGGACGCGACGGCCGATACGGTCATCGTGCCGTAGGAACCCGTAATCGTGGTGGTGGTCACGGATTGCGAAATTGAGACCTGGTAGGTGCCGACCCCGTTAGCCGTGCCCGTGAGTTGCTTCAGGACCTGCGTACCGGCGGTGACGCCGGTGCCGGCCAGAATCGCGCCGATCTGGACAGAACCGGCTCCAAGCGTGCCGACCGTGAGAACGTCCCCCGTGATGCTCGCCGTCGTCGACAGGGTCGTGGTCGCCGCGATGGCGGCCGTGGTCACGGCGTCGAATGAGGCCAGCGCCGTTTGAATGGCGGTCGCGGCGGCCGAAAAGCTCGCCACGGCGGACAGGTTGATCGTGCCGGACGTTTTCGCGACGCCGTTGATGGTCACGGTCAGTGTGCCGCTCGGGACCGCCTGAAGCTCGGCCAGCGTCATGGATGACACGTCGGCGCTGCGAAGCCATGGCGCGACGCCGCGGGTGTTTGTCGGGTATTGCGCGAACAGCATCGCGCCGGGCTTGATGCTGGAGCCGTCGAACCCGTCGAAATAGACCGCCGCCTGGGCCGCCTCCACGCTGGAGCCGCCGAAGTAGTCCACCACGGCCGCCGTGCTCCCCAGCGACAACACCGCCCCAATCGGGACTTGCGTGCTGTTCGTCAGCAGCAGGCCGGAAAGGTCCAGGCCCGTGCCCCCGGCCCCAACGACGCCGGGGTTGACGTTGACGATCTGGTTTGCGGGGATGGCGGCCATTAAACGGGCTCCAGGTCAACGGCGAGAGCGATTTCTACGGCGAGACTACCGGCAAACGCCTGCGGTGTCGAGACGGTGGGCGTGACCTGAATATGGGCCGTCGTGACCCATCGGTTTTCATACTGATTTTCCGCGTTCAGGAACGGAACCTGTTGCGCGGGGTCGCAATACATTGGCCGGATATCGTCTGGAAACGCCGTCGCGCCATAGGTCGACCGAAACAGCGTGACGATGGCCTGCACGTTGTCGGCGCTGTTCGGGCCGTGAACGTCAATTTGAATCGCAACGTCCGTCGCGGTGGCGTACGCCATGTCCGTAGGGAGCGGATCGAGTACGTCATACGTAGCCACGGTGGTGGCCAGCCGCGTGCGCGCACCTTGCGTCAGCACGACAAAATCCGCCGCCGCGGGCTCGACCACCCGGTTGTCCTGGCCGCGCACGACGCTCACGGTTTCGCCGATCACCCCAAGGATGAACGCCCGAAGCGCGGTGAAAATCTCAGCGTCGGTAATGTCGACCGTGAAGCTCATGACGGGGGGTTTACCTGCAACGTCAGGCCGACCTTACACCAGTCGGGCCACGTCTCCATGACCGTTACCACCAGCCACGAGCCGACCGCATACGCCGGCGCGGCGGGCGAGGCCGGAATGACGATCATGTCGCCGCCCTTGCCGGTCACGCGGACCAGGCCCTGAATATCGCCGCGAACGTACGCAACGCGCTGGACGCCCTGGATATTCAAACCGTCCAGTTGTCGGATATCGCCCCCAGACAACGGCTGCATGTCCAACGTAACCTGCGACTCCGTATTGAACGTCGGCGTGCGCGTCCCATCCGTCGCCGTGCTGTACCCGGTCGATAGCCACACCTGCCCAGCGACCGCCGGCGTGATCGCGCGGGTGGCGGCCGATGCAATGGCGTTGAGGTTCACGGGGAGACCTCATAATCGATAGAGTTCAGCATATGCGACGTATCGATAAGCGGCTTCGAGAAGCCCTTGCGATCAATCGTACTCTGGGCAAGCGGCGGGCTGTTCGTGTCGACAATCGATTGACGGAGCTGCCCCGCGATGCCCTCACCCATAAGCGCGAGCGATTGCCGGGCGTCAAAATCGTTTGCCTCCATGATGCGGCCAAGCGCGGGGCCCCACCCGTCCGACTTGTCCCGAACCATGTTTGTGAAAAACGGTCGCGGCGGAATCCCGCGTGACGGAGCGCCCCAGTTCTGAATTGCCGCAATCGTAGCAACCGGAGTGCCGTCCTCGTACGTCGCGCCCTCCAGAAACCCGACCTTAAGGGCAGCGCCGCGCGATACCTTACGCGACAGGTCCCGCAAGTACGCCGTCATCCGATCGCCGCCCCGTATGGTCGCCATGCGTCACCAAGGCCGACGAAGGGGGTAGAACGGCGTTGTCGCCGGACGCGGGGAATACTGGAATGTCCGATACCGGGCCGTCGATGCCCAGAAATTCGCGCCGGGCTGCGTTTGGTTCCACCAGGCCGCTGATCGGGGTTGCGCGCCCATGTCGGCCGTGACGCTGACGCTGCCCTGCGTGGCGCTGGCGACGCGGCCGACGAGCCCGCTACCGCCGGCCGCTTCCGGCCGCGCGAGGGTGGCGAGATGCGCGACTACCATGCCCAGATACATGAGCCGGGGCTGGTAGGTCACGGGGTCGCACGCGATGGGCGACAGGTCCGTGTTGTCGCAGTACAGACTCGCCTCCGCAAACAACGCCGCAGCCAGCGGGGCGTCCGTATAGAGCGCCACCGCCGGGTATCGTTGCGCCCACGTCGCGTAATCGAAGACGGCGACGGTCACGGCTAGGAGACCGGCTCCACGCCGCGAGGCATGTCTTTCTTGTCGCGGCTCGCGGGCTCCAGGCCGGTGCGCACGCCCGCCATTTCCTTGGCGCACGACACGGCCGACGCTTCGTCCGCCATGCTGAAAATCATTCCTTTGGCGAACGGGATGTACGTCGCGTTTTCCTTGGCCCATTGCGCCCAGAAATCCGCGTCGACCTGCGTCAGCCCGAACGCTTCATTCCCGCGACCCGCGAGAACGTGCTTGGGGATGACGTTGCCGTCCTCGTCCAGCGGGAGCCGCGAGCCGTTGAAGGTCACGGTAACGCGTTCGCCGGCTGCGTTGATGCACATGGCCTGGAGGCCGTTGGGGAGCTTACAGGCGACGGTGACGGTGTTCATGATGCCGATTCCTTGGGTGGGCGGTGTTTTGTCTGCGCTAACGCTACACCCCGGCGCGCAACCCGGCAACGCGAAAACCCCGCCACCGGGTGAGCGGTGACGGGGTCCATGCGGTAGGCGTCTCGAACCGGCGGGAGACTAGACGCCCAGCATTTGCGCGATGGCGAAGGGTTGGCGGTTGATGAAGCCCCAGGTCCCTTGCGACTTCTTTTGCTTGTACGCGGACAGCTCGACCACGATCGGGTGCGCGCGCATCTTTTCGGTAAAGGCGCAGTACCCCGTGTCCTGCCCCTCCACGCTGTTCGCGAACATCTGCACGAGATTGCCGGCGGTCGTGGCGTATTCCACGGCGGTCTTCACCGTGATGTTCGGGAAGTTCTTGGCGATCAGATCCGCGACGTTCACGTTGAACGAGTTGGTCGCGGTAAGGGCAACCTCGCTACCCGGGGACATGGCCAGCGTCATGGGCGTGTCCATCTGGATCAAGCCGCCGGACTGCGCAACAAGCGTCAGAAACAGCGACTGGATATCGCTATAGACTTCGTTCGCGGTCGCGGTCACGACGCCGGCGGTGATCCACGGGCCGTGGGCGTTCGAACCGTACGCCTTCGCGCCGGGCTGAATCGAGGCCGTGAGGTTCGGGTCGTTCAGAATGCCGTAATTCTGTAGGCCGGAAACGCCGAAGAAATACGTCAGGTTCTGAAACTTGTTCAGCACCTGCGCGCTGGCCAGGTTGAGCTGGGCCGCCGCGCCGATCTTCGCCAGACCCATTTCCTCCAGCCACTTTTCGCCCCATTGGGTAATGGTCTGGTAGTGGAAGCTTTGGCGCTGGGGAAAGTTCGTGTTGATGCCCACGGAACCGTTGTCGTTGTAGTCGCCGTACGCCGACGTCTCGCCGGTGTTTTCAACGATCGGGAACGTCGCGGTTTTCGTAACCCAGTCGCCTTTCTTGACCTCGCCGAAGATTTCCGCGCCCTTGACGGGGCTTACGAGAATCTTGATCAGGTCCGGGTCCATGTAGTTGGCGAGATACGCCGGGATGCCGCCGTTGCTCACCGTGACCAGCGACGGTTGCGCGTCGAAGGCCAGGCTGCAATCCTGGGCGAATTCGGGCGGCAGGAATTCGACCTGGCCCGGGAAGATGATTCCGTACTCGCGTTCGGCGTGGGCGATTTCGGCGATGCGTTGGCGCGACATGACTGATCTTACCCCGGTTGACGCGAAGTCATTTTGACGAGCTCACCCGCCTGCGCGAACGAAGCGGAGTACCACTTCGTTTCGACGCCGCTGGTGGCGGTGACGGTGGCGGAAGCGGCGGTTTGGGTAGGCGAGACGATGTACGTCCCCGTGCCACCCGTTCCGGTGCCGAGCGCCGTGATGAAAGAGCCCGCCGTGACGTTCGCGCCGGCCAGAACCGAACCAACTGCCAGAGCGCCCGAACCGACCGCCGACACGGTCATGGTGCCGTAGGTTCCGGAAACGGTCGTGCTGGCGGTCGTTTGCGGGATCGTGACCTCGTAGGTGCCGACGCCGCCGGCCGTACCCGTGAGCTGGGCCGAAACGCGGGTGCCGGTGGTCACGCCGGTGCCGGATAGGGTCGCGCCGACAACGACGGTTCCCGAGCCGACCGCCGTAACGGTCATGATGCCGGTATCCGCGATGCTGGCGGTCACGGAAAGGGTCGACGCGGCGATGGCGGCGGTGACGCTGGCGGCGGACGGCGGCGTGCCGGTCGCGGCGAACGTCACCAGGCCCGTGGTGTACGCGGCGTACGCCTTCAGGCCGGGAACAACCGGGCCGGTGCCCGAGTTCACCACCCAGAAATCGCCCTGCTCGTGCAGCGTGACTTCCATTCCGGCCGGGATCGTCAGGGTCGACGCGCCCAGATACGCGGTGATGTACGCCATGTTCGACCAGCGGCCGACGAAGCCGGTCGGCAGGCCGGTGCCGGCGTTGCTCGCGTCCGTGTCGGTTGCAAGATCGGTCCAGGCGAACCGGCCGATGATGCAGCCGCCCGCAGCGGCCACAAAACCGTTTGGGTTCGTCAGGGCGACGGCGCGCGGGTTGGCGCTGGCGAAGTCACCGGCAACGGCCGGCGCCTGCGTGACGTTGACCTGGGCTTGAAAATTGGTAGCCATGCGTCGAATTCCTTACGCGCGCTTGAGGGCTTGAGCAGTCGGGAACCGCTCGCGGAATTTCGCCCCGGCGGACGCGTCGTGTCGCGGCGCGGCGTCGGTCGCCATCGTGCCCGGGGTCGGAATCATCTTCACCAGAGCGCGAAGAGCGGGCGTGCCGGTGACGCCGGTGTAGTCGACCTTCGCCGCGTCCAGCGCGACGCGGTAGACGGCGGCGGCGCTGTCCATGCCGAGCACCTCGCCGACATGCGGAAACACGTCGCGCTCCGCTTGGCGGATGGCGTTGAATTCGGAAAGCGCGCCGGCGCGAATCGCGGCGGCGTCCATGGCGGGCTTGTCCTTGTCGGGCGCGTTGTCCGGGAGCATGGCCGGGCCTTCGTCGTATTCGTCGGCGGCCGGCGCGGCAGACATGCTGCGGATGCTGGCCAGCGTTTCGTCGTCGACCTTGCCTTCGAGGAGCGCGCAAATGCGCGACACAACGTCGCCGTCGTCGTCGACCGCAGGCGGCTCGTCAGGAATCGTATCCGGCTCATCGGCCGGAAGCGCGCCCTGGACCGCGCCGATCACCTTGATCACGTCGTCGACGTCCAAACCTTCGTCGGCGGCCAGTTTGGCCGTCACGGTGCGAAGGAGGCGCGGAGCGAGGTCCTTGGTCGCCGTCGCGTAGTTGCGCCGCGTGACCTTGGCCACCAGCGGGGAGGCGTCAAACGCCATACCGGCGGCGAGGCGCGGGGCGACGAGCGCAGTAAGCGCGCCGGAAAGCATGATCGCGGTGCGGGAAGTCAGAGCCATGTGTCCCTCGATTTGACTGTCACCAACGATGACGTCTGACCCCGCTCGACCCGCCTCGACCAGAGCTACGTGATTACCGACGATGTTTCGCATAATTCCATCGTAATGCAAGCCCTTGTATGTGCCGGGGGTCATGTCCGCCACATATCGATACGCGCACGACAATTCGCGGACTTGATTGCTTTCCACGCCCGCAACGGCGGGGCCGGCCCAGATCACAAGGGAGTTGTCGAGATACGGGTCGTTAAACGCCGCGTCGGTTCCGGTAGAACCCACTACCAGGTCCGGCATGTGGCTGGCATCGTCCAGCGCCGACACGGGGACATGCTTGGACAGCAGCGGCAAATTGTTGAACGTCGGCGCGGCCTTGGCCAGTTCGTCCGGGTGACGCAAGAGCTGATAGACCCGGGCCGGATCCAAACCCAGAGCGTCCGCGCCCGGAATTTCCCGCCCGTAATACGGGTTTACCGTCGCCTTGCTGATATGCGACGCGGCCACATGCAGCCGGCCGTCGACGTCGACGTGACGCGCGCTGCGATCAAACGCCAGGGTGGCAAGGTTTTCGGTCATTGCGAAAGAGCCTGTACGGGCAGAACAGAAGTCCACGCCCTAACGCGCGCGATCGGGCTATTCCAGTAGCGAATCGAGGCACCGCTATTTTTGCCGAGATCAAACTGCGTAAGCGTGTTGTTCACGGGGCCCGCCCCCGAGGTCGCGGCAGACCCGTTAATCGACGCCGAATATCGGCCGCCGCCCGAATTTATTGCCATCTTGAACGGCGCGCTTGGCGTCCCCGCAACAGAAAGTATAGTCGTTCCCGTACCGCCGGCGACTACCAGCGAATTCAGATTCCCCGACGTGTTGACCGCCGACATGCGGTTGGTAGTCCCGCCATCGGACAAACTCAAACGCGCGTCCGTCGAGACGAACGCGGGCACGCGGCCTTCATACGCGACCGTGCAGCCATCCGGAACGATCAGCCCCGTGATCGTCGCGTCATCCGCCGCGCGCGTCACCGCCGTGGTGGTGGTCGCAATCTCACTCGAAGCCCCCGTGCCCGTCTCGTTTTGAACGAAATCGACGGCGATGGCGTCACCGCTCGTCATGATCCGAAAACCGAACACGGGATTGACGACGGCGGCAACGGCCGGAATCGTTACGCGAGTCCAGTCTGCCGTCACGGTCACGGCCACCCAGGTCGTGCCGTTTGTGGTCATTTCGACCACGCCCGATCCGGTCACGCGCTTGACCCACGCCGACTGTTGACGCGTCGAGCTCGCCAAGGTCGCAGTCTGCAAAATCACTGCCGCCGTGCCCGTGGCGGTGATGCGGCTCGCGCTGTTGGCCACCCCGTCAATGCCCGTTTCCGTAAGGGCGGCCGTCATCAACACAGGAACCCACACCGCGTTTGTCAGATCGCGGTTCCACAGACAGCGATTTTCCCGCGATTCTTCGATCAGCAGCCCGAGCGGCGCGCGGGTCGCCGGGTCGTGCGTCAAACGCGGGACGCCGGATGACGCCGTTTGCAGCAGGCCGTCCGACCCGAAAAACGCGGCAGTCGACGCCCGCGTGAACGTAAACCCGGGCACGGCCGTAATCGCCGAATAGCTGATGCCGTTCAGCAGGAACCGATTTGCCGCGAACCACGCGTCCACGTACGGCCGGCGCATTCCGCCGCTCAGGATTGCCGCGTGCATGGGCGACGGCATGCGCGGTTAATCCTGGAGATCGTCAAACGAAACGGTGAACACTTCGGCGGCGACGCGAGTGTATGCCGCTCGGGCCTCCAGAAGCACAAACACGGCCGAGCCCGACGCCAGCTTCGTGTTCATGTCGAAACCGACGACGGGCAGGCCGAAACCAGCCGCGCCATCCGAAAACGCCCGGTCGATCGTGACGTCAAACGCGCCGCGGTAATCCGCCACGCCGGACGGCAGAAACGCGCCGTCGTCGCCATTTGTCACGGTGGGCGACGCCGTCCAAAGGTGAATTCGGAAGCTGGCGTTCGTCAGGACCGAGCCGGATTTCGCCAGCTTCGCGCGACGGAGCATGAAGCTACCCGCCGCAATCCGCGACGCCGAAATGGAGATCGGAACGACACTGCCCGCCGTGGCGCTGTTCGCCACCAGATCGCCCACGGCGTAGGTTGTCACGCTGTTCGGTAGCGTCGTGCTCCCGGCCGGGTTCGCCATGACGCCCCCGGTGGTCACGACGCCGCCGGCGGCCGTGGTCACGGGGAGGGCTGCGCCGGGAGTAACGCCGATGAATTCCAGGGCGTTCGTGGAGGCGTTGCGCCGCATGATGGCGACGCCGCTATTGGCGATCGGGTCGAAATCCATGGCGCAACGCCCCGCTGAAAATTGTGTTACGGCGAGGCTACCACACGATAGCCCCGATACGGAAGCGCAGCCGCTACGCTTGGGTAAGCGCGGCGGGATTGATCAGCCGCAGAACGGCCGAATGGAGCTGCCCCGGGCCGAAGATCAGCGCGACTCGGTCGCAGGCCAGCGTAACCTGTTCGGCGGTCATTTCGATTTCCGTTTCAGCGACGGCGACCCGGCAATACAGCCGCGTCAACGCCATGAACGCCTGACTTGCGCCCGGCTTCCCGTCCGTTTCCGCCCGGCCGTCGATTGCGTCCAGGATCACGTCACGGAGGGTGAAATTCGTGTCAGCCGTGCGCTTGATCGGAGCGCCTTCGCGACCGATCAGCGGGGCGGTAAGATCAAATTTTCCTTCGGCCATTCGGCTTTTCCTTGTGCTAGCTGACAGTGAACGCTTGCGTGCGCGTGGTTCCATCAGATCCGCGGGCCTTGAGCGTTACGGTCGTGTTGTTCGTAAATTCGAGCGCCAGATCGCCATTTGTCGGGAGCGTGATGGACGCGCCGGGCGCGAACACCAGGCTAGAGGCGTGAATTCGCATCAAGCCGTCCTGGTTCATGTTGATGCGCGCAAGCTCGGTCGCGCCGGGTCCATTTTTAAACGAAATGTAGCCGTCCGAGCCTGTGAAAGTGCCGTTGTTGATCGTCAGGCCGTAATCGGCGCTGTGCGCGCCCGCGATGCCGATGGTGGCCTGCCCGGTGATCCCCAGAGCGCCCGTGACCGTCGTTGTCCCCGACACGCCGCGAATGACTTCAACACCGCCGGCCGACAACGCCCATGTGTCGGCGGCGGGCGACCAGAAGCCCGTGTTGGAGTCACCAGAGAAGCTGATGCCCGGCGTACCGACCGCGCCCAACGGGGCGATGAACGTCGTGGTGGCTGTGATCGACGTACCCGCCGTGATCGACGTGCCCGCCGTGATCGTGGTCGTGGTCGCCAAAGCGCCGGTGACGCTGACAAGACCCGACACGCCCCGGATGGTCTCAACACCACCGGCCCCCAACGCCCATGTGTTCGCGGCAGGCGACCAGAGGCCGGTGTCGCTGTCGCCGCTAAAGGTGAAGCCCGGCGTTCCGACCGCTCCGAGAGGCGCGATGAACGACGTGCCGGCATAGTAACTGCGGATGCGCGAAGCACCCAAGAGGCCCTCATCGTAGGTGTTGTCGACAGTCGCGAGGGTGTGGCCGCTGGCGTTGATGCTGCGCCGCACTGTTCCGCCGGTACCGAGTTCCAGCAGGACGCCGTTGATCCTCAGCGTCCCATCTTGATTGACGTTGAGGCGCGCAAACTCAGTAGCACCGGGGCCATTTACGAACGAAATGTAGCCGTCCGAGCCCGTGAAAGTGCCGTTGCGAATTGTGATGCCGTAATCGGTGCCATGAGCGCCTGCGACTCCGATGCCCACCTGACCCACAACGTCGAGCTTTACGGCGGGCGAGGTAGTCCCGATGCCGACGTTCCCGCTGCTCATCGTCAGCGTGTCGGTCAAGTCACTCTGCATGGTGACCTTGGTGTCGGATACGATTCGCGCGAGGCCGTTCTCGCACCTCATTTCAATGTAATCGGCGTTGTTCGGGCTTCGCGCCCGAAACGGAAACCCTTCGTATGAGACCGTACCCGCGCTGTCCGACGATAGCCAACGCGTCTGGTTAATGTCCCCCGAGTAAAGGGTGAAGCCACCCGTGCCGCCGCCAACAGACCCGCCGACGTTGATCTTGACCATGCCCGTACCGGCGGCGTTGATTTGCGTGTCGCCGTTGATCCCAGCACCACCGATGAACCGGTGCCCGCCCTCTGCGAACAGGATGAAATCATTCGCCGCGTTGGAGCCCATGAGCCAACCGGCGTCTTGGTTGTACTCGCGGAAGTAGATGTACCGCCGATGCTGGGCCGTCAGCCCGGCTTTGATCGTAATCGAATACCGAAGATCTTGATCGTCTTCGTTATCGATCAGCAGCGCGCCCCCCGTCGCGCCGTAGGGCGTGCGGATGTGCATCCGGTAGACGGCGCTCGGGGTGGTCACGCCGAAGCCGGTGTTCCCGAGATTGTCGGTTCGCCACCGTTCCACACCACCGGTCGACGCCGCGAGCATATTGGCGGCAGGCGACCAGAAGCCCGTGTCGGTGTCGCCTATGACGGCCCAGCCCGGCGCAGCTGCCGTGCCCGGGTCGAACCCGGTCGCTATGGGCCCGGGCGGACCCTGCGGCCCAATCGGGCCTATCGGCCCCTGGATCCCCTGGATACCTTGCGCCCCGGTCGCCCCCGTCGCCCCCGTCGGACCCGTCGGGCCCGTCGGCCCGGTTGCGCCTGTCGCCCCGGCGGGTCCGGCCGGCCCGGTCGGGCCGTTAATGATCACGGTCATTCGTCGACTACCACAAAAACGCTGGGGGGCTGGGGTCCGCTACCCGGAACGTATGCCGGGCCGGCGGGGGCGGTACGGTAGCCATAGCCTTGGATTACGCCGGACCACGGCACGACTGGGTACGTCGGCGTCTCATTCACCAGCGCGAAATTGGCGCGCGTCCACGGCACGACGTCTTCCGTGTTCGTCCAGGTCACGCGAATCAGACGGGTGTAGACGTCCGGGCCGGCCGCAAGCGCGACGCGAAACTGGCCGCTCACTTCGAAAAACAGCGCCCATGTCGAAATGTCCTGAAACACGCCGCCCTCGCGAAACTTCACGGGGATGTACAGCGAGGACCGGCCGTGCAGATCGATATTGCCCGCTTCGTCGACCACAGGCGGCATGACGGCGGACATGGGCGACGGGCTCCGAAAACAGTAGCCGGCACATTGCCACGGGCGGCCCTAGGCGTCAAACCCGAGCACGCCTCACGAATCGAACCCGGGCACGACGGCTTTGCTCACGCATCGGCAGTTCGGTTCGACCCCCGGCCACGTCCATTTACCTTCAAGAAACGCGCCCTTGGCGACGTCATAGGTCTGGCCGCTAAACGCCACATGCTCGGGTCGCGGCTCTTTTCCGCCCCCCGAATGCAGCCAAACAGCCTTCGTCACGCCGACCTCTTGCTGACGCACGCGCGTAAGCGCCGCCGTCGCCTTGTTCGTCTGGTCGCGTGCGATGAACGCCGCCCGCCGCCGCGTGATCCCCGTGCGCCGCTCTAGCGTGTCCGTGAGCGTCGCCAGGTCGCGGCCGGACTGAATCGCCCGCATCACGTCGCCCTGCACCTGCGTGAAATACTGCGACGGTATCGACCGAATGAGCTGCACATTCTCCGCGATGGTCGCCTGCAACACGTCGTTCTGCGTCGCGGTCATCCGGAACCGCACGGTGAACCCGTACTTGCGGAGCGCCGCCATCAGCGCCCGGTCGGATCGATCCGCGACCGCCTTGGCGAAGTGCTCGGCCATGATCACGGCGAGTTTGTCGAAATTGCGATTCCAGCGCCGCGCCAGTAGCCGCATGGCCCGTTCCATTTCGCGCGCGGGGCTGGCGTCCATACTGAGGACGCCCCCTAAGTCCTGGGCGAGCTCGGGCGGATTGGCGCGGTAATTGGCCCGCAGCCAATAGATGACGGAACGCGTCATGTCATCCACGGCCGTTTCGAGCCGCTTCTGGTAGGCGGTGCGAATCCCGACGTTTGGGCGGGCGGCGGGGAGGGTCTTAGGTTTCGAAGCCATCGCCCGGCTCGTCAGTCAGATCGGCGCCCGGCTCGTCAGTCAGATCGGCGGGCGGCTCGGGGACGTCCGACACGTCTAGGCCGTGGTATGGGCCCTCACGGTCGGCGGCCAGTCGCGCGCGGACTTCCTCGGCCGACAACACCCCGCCGTCTACGTACACCATATCCGTGTCGGCGTTTGTCTTCCGGATGGTCGCCGTGGTCGAGTCGTCGTCTTCCCAAAGCGAATTCCAGTTCGCCACGATCGTGTCGTCAATGTCGCCAAATTCGTTGAGCTGAATCAGGTCCATGACGTATTTCAACGGCGCGCTGAACAGGGCTTCCTGTTGCGACGCAATCCAAGCGTAATACGTTTTGATTTCGCCATCGCTGGACGCGTTCAGCCCGGACGGCGTGATGCCCAGCAACACTACCAGGGGGATACCGGCGACGCTGGCCATTTGCTCTTGCGACTGGGCTTGGAGTTTATCCAGGCTGGACAGCGGCGTCGACACGTTCACGAATTCCTCGGTCTCCATGTCGACCATGGAAACGCCGCGGTTATCGCGGGTCCGCGTGAACAGTTCGGCACGGGCGATCAACGCCTCTGCGCCGCCTTCGTTCAGCACCGTGCCGAGATTCGTTTTGATGACGTCTTTCGAGTAGTTGCTTACCAGATCGCTTACGGACTGACGCGTGCGAATCCAGTTGTCGACGTACGGTTTTGCGAGCTGCGACATGGACAGGCCGCCGAACGAGTACGCCGGTTTCAGAATGTCCGGCAGAGGCCGCGACACGAACGTCAGCAGTCGCGAACGGTGAACCGACTTACCCATGACCAGCCACGAGCGCGGTTTGTAAAAGTCGGGGTGCAGCGGGTCGTTTGCGTCGTATTGGTCTGGGTACGTCCAGAGCGGTTCAACGGTGCGGAACCCCACGAGCGACCCGGCCTTGACCTTGCGCTTATCCAGAAACAGCGGCGTTTTCAGTTCTTCCGGGTCGTCCGTTTTCCCGGTGTCGACGTAGAGGTGGCCGCGCCCAAAAAACCCGTCGAGTTCGGCGACCTTGCGAAACAGCTCCTGAACGGAGAATTTCCGCATGGCTTCCGTAAGCCGGGCGACCCGGTCGGTTTTCTCGTCACCCGTCGCCGTGACTGTGACCCACCGGCGCGTCATGTCTTTCGCCAGAATTTCGCTGATGCGGCGGTATTCGGGCCGCTGCGTCAGTTCGGCCAGGTACGGATACCCCGGGAAAAACAGCCCCTCACTGATGCCTGCGTACGGGCCGTTCATAGCCCAGCCGTACACGGCCGCATCGTCCATCGCCATGGCCGGCGCAAGCCCGGTAACGCCCGGCGGCGGTTCGGCCGGCGTAAACGGCGTGCGACCGCCGACCTGTTCGGTCACGGGGGCGAGCATTTGCCCGCGTGCGCGATCAGAAATCTTCATCGGGCGACGACGAGCGGGCGGTTTCATATCTTTGCCAGGGCCCCGAGATTGATGCGCATGGGTTCGCGCGAGGTCTGACTGTATGCGATCATGACCGCATCCGCTAGGTTCGGCGACTTGCTGCCGTCCGGGGCCTTGTCCACCACGATTTTGCCGGCCAGATTCAGCGAATACGTCGGCTGCGACAGTTCGCCCGACAATTTCGTGAGGCAGGCCAGATCCGGCGAAAGGTCGATAATGTCGTCCGGATTGTAGGGCGCGCTGGCGGTCACGGCGCGGTGGGTCGCGAGGAACCGCTTCCGTAGCCCCCACCAGGCTTGCGCTTTCTTATTCGAAAAGAAATCGGCGTTTTTCCGCCCGGGCTCATCGCTCCCGTCCGGGTTATAGACCGCTTCGCTTCCCCGGAACGGCCGGACGTCGATTTGACGTTGGCCGGCCTCGGCACGCAAGGCGTTGATCACCCGCGCGTCACCCCGAACACCCGCGCCAAGGCCGTCCGCATCATACAGAAAGCCCGGGAGCGAAAGCGCGTCGCACGCACTAAACACCCGCTGCACCGAACCAAATATGTCATCCCCGATTCCGCGCCATTCCTCCAGATAGTGCAGCCGCGGGCCGTGACGGGCGGCTAGGGCGAGGTTATCCCGGCCTTCATCGGCGACGTCGAAACCGCCCACATGGCCGCCCGTGGGCGCGATACCCAGCTTGCGGCATGCGTCGACCGCCGATTGAACCCACGCGCTGGGTATCAGCACGCCTTCCGCGCTGGCGCTATAGTCGCGGTTCACCTCCTGGGCGAGCGTCACGGGGTCCAGCTCGGCTTCCTGCTTCGCGTACCAGGCGTCGTCTTTCCGGGGGTCGTCGCGCCAATCGAACACAAACACGTCGATTTTTCCCGAGTGCCGCTTGATCTCGAATGGGTTGCCTCGGCCGTTGACCGACGACACATCGATACGGCAGTTCGTCGTCTGCGATAGCGACGCCTCCACGAGCTGCGGGCGCTCCAGGAACGCCGCCTCGTCAACGAAATAGATGGACGCCCGGTCGCCCCGCCCGATGCCGTCGCCTGCCTCGCCGGTGATATGCGAATTCGTCGCCGGGAATTTGATCCGCATGTGCGGAGCGTCAGTCTTCACGTCCCACCCGTTCAGGAATTCCGGCGGAAGGTTTTTCAGGAACATGCGCGCCTTGAAAAACAGCGACTTCGGGCTGTCCAGCTTGTCGACGTATTCCTCTTTGCGCGACCCGAACCCGATAGATACCCCTTCGTTGAACAGACAAAGCGTGCTGGCCGTCGCCACCGCTAGCCACGAAATACCGCAGTCGCGTGATTTCTCCGTGAGCCCAGGCGAACGGCCGCGCCAGTGCTCCAACACCCAATCAATCCATTCGCGTTGTCGCGGAAACAACATGAACGGGATGGTCGACGGAAGGCCGATATCGGCATTACGCGGATCGAAAGTCACGCCCCAGTCGTTTATGAAGTCGGCCGGGTGCTGGCGATAGAACGCTTTAAGCGGGGGCAGGCGCGCGGCCGGGTCCTCGCGAATCCACTGGAGCCGGCGGATGCGCTCGGCCAGCACCGGCACGTAATCGGGATTTTTCCAATCGAAGGTCACGGGGGTGGCGGATACGTCCACGAATAACCGCACGCGCCGCGCGCCCGAATCGGTTTGTCCGGGCCGCATTTCGGGCACATTCCCGCGAACACGCGCACTGCGTTGCCCGGTTGGCGTTCAACCGTACGAATGATCACGTCCGTCGCGGCCCGGTTCATTCGCAGGCCCTCACGGCTGCGACCAGGTCGGCCAGCGGCCCGGGCGGAAGCGTCACCGGCGCGGCGTCCATGTTGATCGACACGAGATAATTCGCCAGCGCCGGCGCGACGTCCGCCACCGGCTCCCACGCCGCTTCGCGCTCCTCGGCTTCACGCTCCAGCTCGGCTAGGCGCTCACGCACGTCCGACACGACGCCCTCCAGTTCGTCCAGCATTTCCGGGAGCGTTTTCGGTTCGCTCATGGCCTTGATCGTCGCGTCGCGCTTTGCCAGGGTCGCTTCCGCGCACTGGAGCGCCTCGGGGGTGCAGCACACGCACGCGCCCAGATCGGGGAGGTCGGACAGGTAGTGCGTGCCGGTGCAATACTCGCATGTCATGGGGTCGGTCCCGCCTTGTGATGGCCCGCACCCTAGCGCCGCCGTGACCGACCCGTCAACACGCTTTCCGCGCGTCCGTCAAGCGGTCGGCCAGCGACTGCCCCCAATCGGCCAGCTCGCCCAGCCACGTCAGATACGCCGCCGTGGCCGCGCGTTCGTCGGCCGTTACCGGCGCGGGGATGCCTGCCGCATCCGGAACGCGTGGCCGAGCGGGCAGTTCCGCGCACACGCTGGGCGGCGGTTTACTTGGGGCGGGCGTCACTGGCGGGAGAGGCTTCCCCCACCACGTCGCGCAGCTCGCGAGCGCCAATGATGCCGCGCAAACCACCAGGGCGCGCGGGAGCCGTCGTGACGCGTTCAATGGTTCGCCCTCTCGTTACCGCAGCGGCTAAGCCGGCGGCGCATGTCGTCTGGAGACTGTCATAGCTCGCAACCGCCGCCGCCGCGTCACGCGTGCGCGCTTTCTCGCTAACGGTCACGGCGGTACGGGCTGCGTCGCGTTCGGCGGTGCGCACCGCCAGATCGCGCCCCAGCCGCTGGGCGTGACCCGCCGTCACAGCCAGTCCGAGCGCCAACGCCACAATCGCTCCGATAAACCACGGGCGCGGCATTACGCCACCACGACCAGATCGCGGTCGCCGGACGCCCAAATGCGATCACGGATGGCCCGGGGCAGAATGATGCACCCATGCGACGCGGTGCCGGGTGAACGGATCGAATCCCCGTGGATCCGAAACGCCGAACGGCCCGTGCCCGCGTGCGTATCGTCAGCGACGCCATCAACCGCTTCCAATTTCAGCGCGGCCGGCCCGACGTTTCGCGAGTCATACCGTTCCGTAATTCGCCAGCGGCCGGCCGGGATCGGCCCAATGCCACGCGCGTCCTGGGCGGCAGGGTTGTTTTTCCCCCACTCCCGTCCGCTGTAGCCGGTAGCGACATGCGCACCGTCGTGCGTGAGGACGCCGCTCGATTGGTCGTATTTCCAGGTCATGGCTTGCCGTCTCCAAGGGCCACCAGACCCGGCGGCTCCGTCGCGTTGGTTCCACGAATCATCGCCCACGCCGCGCCGGCGACCGCGACGATGAACGCGCCCAGACCCGTAAGATACGCGCCCCATTCCGGCGCAGTCGGTTGGCGCGTGATCGCCACCGTGACGGTCACGCCGATGGCCAGCAACAGGCATACGAGCGTGATCAGCACGCCCAGCGCCCGGCCCAGCGCCCACGTCTCGCCGTCCAGACCGGTAAGCCAATCCTGGACAAGCTTACCCATGGCCGACCACCCCACGCAACGTTCCGGACGCTACGGCCAGCGACAGCATGCCGATTCCCGCCCCCGCGCCAAACAGCCACCAAATCGAGCGTTCGAGCGCCGCAACGCGGTCGCCCAGCGTTTTTATGTCCTCACGGGCCTCAGTCAACAGGGCGTGAATCGTCTCCGGACTCATCGGTAGCCCCAACGGTGCGCCAGGCGATCAGCAGCGCCACGACGAAACAGCCGCCAGCGATCACGGTACACACGAGCCACATGACCGCCCCCAGCAACGAACAACACCGCGAGTTCCGCGGCGTAAAACACGTTATTGGCGAAGATATACTGACGAAGCGCGGGAATGCTACCGTCGCCGCGTGACCAAAACCACGCATGGATCGCACACTGGGCGACAAAACACAGGCCAAGCGCGGCTTTCCACCATTCCCGTTTGGCGCGGTACGCCCCGAAACAAAGGGCGGCGCAGAGCGCGTCCTGCAATGGGTAAAACGACATGGACCAGGGCGGGTCCAGAAAAACGCTAACGGCCCGCGAAAAACCGGCGAAAACGACGACAACGGACGCTGCGTAATAGACCTCTAGCGCGCGTTCTGTGAGGCGGCCGGCGAGCATGGCCAGCCCGAAAGTCGCCAAGGTGCAGACCGAAAAGGTGACCCCGACCACGCCCACGATTACGGGCGTCCCGGCGCGGGCTTGTCGTCGCCACCAGAACGGTCGTTTGCCGGAATGCCCTGCGATTCGGCCAGATCATCGGCGAACACTTCAAGTTCGCTTCGAAGCGCCGCCAGCACGCGCTCCAAGCGGTGGAATTTGTGGCGAACCCGCGCTTCCACTTCGATTAGTTGAGCTGGCGTCATCTGAGGCTCCGCTTCGATCACGTCTCGCGTTGTGCCCCCGCAAGCGACGTCACGTCAAGACCCCCGGATCGGGGCGCTGCATTCGCCACACCACCAGCGACCAGAAAGCCCCGACGCCGGCGTATCGCATCGCGGACAGTTCGGGCCGTCACGCGGGGCGCGACGCGACGGCCGATCAGCGACCAACAGCCGCTGGGTGCGAACGTCAGCCCGCGTCATCGATCAGTCGCCGCGCTTCGTCGCCCAGACCGCCGGCCGTCGCCAGCGCCAACAGCGTCCGACCCGTTTCCGGCGTAATCGGGAAATGGCCGACCGCTTCCCGGTACAGCGTGTCCTTGTCGGCCCAATACCTAAAGATCGCCCCGGTCGACAGGCCAGCCGCGCGAGCAAGCTCCCGAGCGGTGACGTCGGCGTACGGATGGGCGTCGAACATCGCTCGCGCCGTGTCCAGAATATGCGCACGCGTCGCTTGGGCTTTTGTTTCGCGCCGGGTCACGCGGCCTCCACAATCTGCAAAAACAATTCACGTTGGGCGGCATCGGCGGCGGCACGGGCATCGGCGGCGGCATAGGCGGCGGTACGGGCGGCATAGACGGCGGCCCAGGCGGCGGCATCGGCGGCGGCACGGGCATCGGCGGCGGCATCGGCGGCGGCGGCGGCGGCGGCGGTACGGGCGGCATCGGCGGCGGCATAGGCGGCGGCACGGGCGGCATCGGCGGCGGCATAGGCGGCATCGGCGGCACGGGCGGCGGCACGGGCGGCGGCGGCGGCGGCGGCCAAACGATTCGCCTCACTCGGATCGTCCAGCCACGCCTGTGTCGCGTCCAGAGCGCCCTGAACGCGAGGGTCAGTGTTCAGATGCGCCACCGCTCGGGCGCATCCCAGAGCGAACAGGACGCATTCCCGTTTCCGGCCCAGCTTCCCGAGGACCCAGAGCAGGTCTGCGACCGTTGCCCCGGCGTCCAGGGCCTGCCGGGCCGTCAGGGAC